CAAGAGAACGAGGAAGGACCTGAGGTACTGCTATAACATTCTGCCCAAGCGGGTTCGGTACCTTGAGATAGCACCATTTGACCTTCTCGCGGTCACGTACCTCAGGCGGTCTCTTACCTTTTATCATACTAATAAAATGGTTATAAGACAACGCTCCTCTAACATGAATCGGACATCCGCTAGCAAACACATTTGCAGAGTCAGTATACTTTGTAAGTCCATTCAGTCCACGCGGGAACGCAATATCTTCAAATGGTAGTTGATAGTACTGTTTTCGGAAGTTCTCGATCTCCTGTTGTGTTGTTGCTTCGTCAGTCGTCATGATGATCTTGATTAGGTGTTCGATTGCATCACGACATACCTTCGGTGTTGAACTACGAACAGACTCGATCCCCATGATTTTGAGATCAGGCTCTTTGTACCACACGCCCTCGTTATTGAGAACATTGATCATGTACCGTTTCTTGGCAACCCATATTCCACGATTACCAATCGCCTCACGCTTCATATATAGAACACTCTTATGAGCATTCATATATGTTCCAAGTTCGTTGTAGATCTTATTGAGAAAAGGCTGAATGATCTGTTCGCAGTACTGATCAAGATTACGAGCAATCTGATTGTCGTCAAAGTGATTCCAGTTAAAATGTTCGACCAGTCTACCCATGTTAACATACAATGAATCAGTGTCCGCTGCAATGATATAATCGATATCATTGGTGCCAATCTGCTCATTGATGAAAGCATTCATCTTCTGCTCAGCCCAACGAATTGTTAGCTGACCAGACATTGTAATGGATTCCGCAAGACGTTTATCATACCAACGGAAGTACGCATTACCAAATGCACCATACGCTGAGTTCAACTTAACCTTAGCAGCTTTCTGGTAGTTGTCAAACTTTGCCATCTCAGCTTCATCTGCAGGATCTTTTGTCTTCTCGAAACGTTTCTTCGCTTCAAGCATCAGATCTTTATACTGCTTGCGCTGCTGGAAGAACAACTCCATCAAGTCGGCCATAAACCCTTGCTTTGATCGGTCGTAGTAGTAATTCGAAGCCGCAAGAGAGAAGTTGTTGTCAACAAGAAACTTGTTAACTTTGTTGGCCGCACCATTGACATACTGATCTACAGTGAACGGAGAAGCAAGTCTACCTTTCAATGTATCCGGAGAGATGTTGTGACTAATGATCAAGTGTGGGTACAGCGACGTCAAGTCAAATGATACAATCCATCCATGCATCCCGACAAGCGGGTCTTTAATGTATGCACCAACGATTCCGGACCCGGTGTTTGTCTGTACCTTCCTCTGCGGAATGACAATCTTGCGATCGAGAAGATAACGATGGATAATCACATCCCACGATCGGACCGACGTTAGAGCATCGACGTAGTTTAACCCAGAGTCATATGCAAACGTATATACAAGCTCTAGGAACCGCAGCTTGTTGTTCAGCTTACGAATCAGAGCACAGTCGCGTACGTTATACTCCATAAACTTTTGATGGTCAAATTTATACAACCCAGCAAGGTTCTCGTACTCAGAATAGTCGAGCTTCTTTTCCTTTAACTCGAGCTCGCAAATTGCATCAAGCCGATAGCTCTCTCGGCCTTCTGGAATGAACTTCTTGTACATCTGCAGATAGTCGAGAATGTTGATTCCGATTGGAACGAACACATCAAACTCTTTACCCATTGTCTGCAGCTTGTTGTGCTCAAGAGCCTTAAACGGCGACAGTCGCTCTGCCTGTCCTTCACCAAGGACAATCGAAATTCGCTTAACGATGTATGGAATGTCGAATGTGTTTATGTTCCACCCAGTAACAACGTCTGGACGAAACAAATCTGATTCCCATAGAGTAATCAGCTTCTGCAACATCGACTGCTCGTCTTTGCATTTGATGTACTTAATCGAACTGTCATCTGTTACAAAGTCTCCGTAGCCGAAACAGAATGTGATATTCGAATACATCAACGTGATTGCAGTAATATGCTTGTCAGCAATAGCAAGGTCTGGATAACCGTCTTCAGAGTCGACTTCAATGTCAAGAATGCATTCCTTGATCAGCTGAGGATCGTACTTAACGTCTCTAAAATGATCATAGATATACGTGTACTGGAACTGTGTCAGTCCATATATGTCAAATCCTTCTACGTCATCATACTGACGAATGAAGTTTCTTGCTTCACTAATCGTGTTGAAGTTAACGCGATCGACTGGCGTATGATTGATTGTTCGGTATCGACTGTCCTTCTTTGTTGGAACAAACAGATACGGCTTATAACGAACCTTCTTGTTGTATCGGATACCGTCGAGATATCCACACTCGACAATCTGTCCTCGGTGGACGGACACGTTTGTATAGAAATGCATGCTCTCTCCAACTACAAATGTCTAATCATATATCAATCATCGTTAATAGACAACAAAAAAAGGGAGGCAAACGCCTCCCTTTCTGGTTTAAATATTACTGCAGTATTACTTGATCTCAATCTTCTTTGCTTGCTTGAACTGAGCAAGGTTTTCAAGGACGATTCGTAGAAGACCGTTGGTCAACTCCGCGTTCTTGATTTGCACAGAGTCCGCAATAGTAAATGAGCGAGTGAATGCTCTGTTAGCAATTCCGCGATGAACAAAGAACGGGAATTGCCATGCGCCTTTGGTATCACCTTCCGGCGTATCTTTTACTTCCGACTGAACATTACCACGAATAGTCAGAGTATTACCATCCAACTCGATGTCGATATCATGCTTACCAAACCCAGCAACCGCAAACTCAAGTCGATACGTATTGTCATCGACCTTGACAATATTATAAGGGGGGTAGCTAGACTGCTTGGCAAGCTCTCCAAAATGTCGATCGAACTGCTCGAACATCTTGTCGAACCCGATTACCGAATCCTTGAACTGAGCGGGCAGATAGTCGTTAATAGTAGCAAGTCTCATATGTTTGTCCTCCTTAAAGCGACAATTAAATGTGCTCCATTATGGCAGCACGATCTCAATATACTACACTACAAAACAAAAGTCAACATCTACACCTTAAAAAAGTTATAGACATCACTGATTTTTCCGTGCACAGCCGGTACAAATTTTTCCGGAAGAGCAGGAGCGTTTTTAATATCCCACACTTGTGATTTTGACTTCCACAACTTATGCCCGGATTTCGGAACGATCGTGTAGATTACATCGAACGTCTTTCGATCAGAAAACCGAAAATCATCATATAATGAACCCTGAACCGGACAATTGTTCTTGAACCACACATACATTGTATCTTGGTCAATCAGAGGCGATTCAGCAATCCGCTTGACGTGCTGAACCATTTTTTGCAGACGAGGTAGCAAATAGCGGTCTTGGCAGAACCAATCGTACCATCCAGCAGCTATCATCGTATCTACATCTGGCGAATTGTACTTGCCGGCATCATAGTTTGCGAGCCATTCTCTAACAGATATTTCGCCGCGGTCAGACATTACATTGATCCATATTTTTGCTGGAGAAGGTCCTGGCCAATTACTTGTAGTGCAGAACGCGTTAAAACTTCTGCGACGTCTTTTGCAACTGCCTGTTTGATTCCGTCAACTATGTTTGCAACAGTCATCGTACCAAGTTGCACTTTGGTTGGGTCGAATGAGTATTCGACCCGGCGATCTTCAATGTGATTGAATCTGTATACAACTACAATCAATGTATCCATATGTTCAGGTCGTCTGAACATAGCAGCGCGACAGTTGATTATGTTGTCGCTGATCTCCCACTTTGCTAGCAATGAATTGATTGCTGCTGCCTGCATCTCATTGAGGATACGAACAGACTCATCGGTCGGTGCACGTTTCTCAGTGACGTTTGATGTGATATTAATCGGCCCATGATTGACTGTCACTTCGCGTGGACAGTTAGCAAGAGCTTTTGTAAGCTGATCAAGGGCTTGCGGAGGACGTCTGAAATTGAAATTCATTTAATCACTCTTAGTTTTGGTTGATTAAGATCCGATGGTAGAACAAACCGTTGAACAGGACGTGTAGAAAATTTACAGTGAACTACGCCACTAGGAATCCGACGAGAGATCGGCACTGCGAATTCATAAACAAGCGTTTCATCAACATCACCTTCCATCATCCCACGGGTGATCTCATACTGTAGTTCATACAGCAGAGTATCAATCCTGTTCAGCCGATGCTGTTTTGTATCGATTGCCATTGCGACCTTTCCTCGTATACTTCTTACGGTCTGCAACGACCTTTGGTTTGAAAGGACTATCTGTTCTGAATAGAATATATGCAGAACGCTTTTTATGCTGTTTTCGTTTATATGACATCAGCTTTCTGGCGGTGAAACTGCAGCAAGTGCAGCCTCCGCCAGCTCCTTGGTTTCGAAATATCCAGTCCACTGACCGTTATTTCTAGTTGATAGTCTCCACTGGCCATCGGCATGAAGATACCGATCAGCTTCGACCTCGCTCAGGCCTGGTATTGTGTATATAACATACCACTCATCCTTGCGGCCGAGGCTATATTCGTCGACGGCGATATATTCGACGCGGGCGTTTTCCATTGTCGTTATCCGTTGTTGGCAATAAAGCTGTTCAGATACATTCGAATGTTCTCAGCTCCAATTGGGTTCTGGGAATGAACTCTGAACGCCAACAAATCGACAGGAATGTCATTGTCGAGCATGTAATCAACAAGCCACTTAGCAAAGTCCATTCCGGTGCGATTTTGAGGTGCACCGAGGTCATGGTCGAACGAAATGTACATTGGCATACCGTACGTACGCACATACCAGACGGCATCATCGAAGTTCCGAGCAATCCGCCAACGATCATTGTCAAGCGGATTATAATCCGGATACCGCTCGTCATCAAGATACAGATAGTACGTAAATTGAGGAGTGCCGATTGGAAATATCTCTGTCATATTCCATATCCTCCCGAACGGGAATGCAACTCATAATCTGCTTCAAGCTGCTCGACTTGCTCACGAATCCGCTTCAATTCATCTGCAGCCTTAAGAAGCAAATCAGCAACATCACGGCGAGGGGACGGAAACCCATCTCGGTGCTTCCGTTCCTCGATCAAAAGCTCGCGTTCAAGTTCTGACATTAGATGTTCCTATCGTCGTGCTACACGAACGTCGGTGTTAAGAGGAGGACGATACTTACGGATTAGTTCCCGCTCGACATTATGAGCTTCCGTCTTGCCGCGGACTCGGTCAAGGATCACATATCCAACATCCTCAATCGAATCCGCGGCACGAAGCTCAGCTGATAGTCCCCACTTGTGTTGATGAGAGTGAGCATTGTACCAGTGCTGAACAATCCGCTCACGCATAGTCTTGCGAACAGACTGCTTGCGCAGGTAAGTTAGCCCGATGTAAGTCTTGCCGTTGACATCCAGCTGATAAATCAGGTGGGTGCGGTCCTTTCGACCCTTGCGCTTGCGACCAGTGTTCATCTGCTCTCCTTATAGTGTAAGAATAGCATAGGTCGGCGATAAAGTCAACAGGACAAAAGTTCAACGATATCAGTCAGTTAGTGGGCACAGTATCTCTTTGATTTTTCTGCTTAATTTCGTCAAGCAGCTGGCGCCAGTAAATCGCGATTCGCATCCCCTGTTTGCCACGTGCACGCCAGTACGCGATTTGTTTCGCGGTCAGATAGCCATTTCGCTGGTAGAATTTTGCCATCGACGTACCCATCCGTGCATGGCACGGTCTGAACCCGCGGTTATTGTGATGTCGGGTTGTCTCGGACGTCTGTTCGTCTGCGGTCTGCCGAGCGTTAAGAACAAGCAGTGCTCGTCCTATTGCTTGATCGTTGGTTTCAAGAAGCTTGACAACTGCAGTTCCGGTCCAGGTAGTCATCACCGTGTTCCTTAGTCAACCAACGTTGGGGCAGGCGAGCAAGCTACAACTTTACCTGTCGATCGGTCGATAAGATACCAATCTGTCGAGTCGTGCTCAGCCGGATCCAGATGATCCGTATACACGGATACATCGAAGTCTTCGACGTCCTGCAACGATAGAGATAGTCGTTTTGCGTCGCAGTTATCCGCGAACAAAGGAGCAAAGAACAGGTTGTGGGTGTGCATTTGCGGGTGCCTTTCGATCTTGACTTGATAGTACGGTCAATCTGTCGAAAGGTCAACGGTGCAAATTTTACTGAATAATCAATCAGTTATGGTTGGATCGGCTTTCTTGCGAGTTCCGATGCTGTATTTGCTCTCAAGTTTCCAGTTGTTCTTGTCTTTGTGCTGGATGATTTTTACTTGCGATATAGGCGCCTGCGGGGCAGCAATCTTCTGTTTACTTTCATCTGATATAGCAATAAGCTGCCACTGGACTAGTAGATTGACTATAGTGTTTCTTCGAGCTCGGTCTTCTTCAGTAAAGTTAGTCTGCTTACCATCAAGAGCAAACAATTCCTTGAAGTGGACTATAGCATACTTCCCCTGCTTATGAAGAATATGACACGATTGATACAATGTGTTCTCTTTTTTACTCGCAACACCTATACGTGTTAGAGTCTCTCGTATTTTAAGAAAGTCGTTGCTGTTCTGGCGATCTGCATTGTTGTTCAACTCAACCCACACTAGCGACTTTAATACGTCGTCTTGATTCATTTGACACCACCTTGTTGTAATCTTGATTTGATCTCCGCAAGCTGTTGCTCCGTCAAACACTTGACGGCGTCTGCAGCCTTCGACCAAGAGTACTTATAAAAACGCCGAACTGCGTCGACATCTTCGCTATTCCGTGTTTTGATCCATTTGCTGAACCGCTTTCTCTTCGTAATGCTATGTCGAAGATAGTCGTACTGCATCTTATTATCAAGTGTTGGATACAAGTTAACCTGATTTGCAAACAGTATCGTGTCGTTGTAGTAAGACAACGCCTGGTTGACGACAAAAGGAACATATGCACGCTCCTCATATTGCTCTTTGATCAGATTGTTCTTGTTGAACGTAATACTGTTGACAAAATCAAACGGTGTCATCTTTTCCTACAACTTCGTTGCGGTGGTCCAATAGGTACTGCAGTCTCTCAGCACACTGATGACATATGTCTACAGTATGATCACCATCAGACGATCGGATTTGGCATTGATCAGATAGCCCACGAGCCTTCGTATACGGTTCATCACACAAATAGCACTTATAGAGAATATTTGGACGACTGAACCACGATTTGATCGTTTGCCACCAACTCATAGCCACTCCATATCAACCATCAGCTCAACAAGACAAGCTAGCAGGTTAATCTGCTTGTCTGCAGCAAATGCAGCTTGGTATTGGTACTTTGCAAGAATCATTACCATTGCAGCAACACTCTTTGTATTGACATACTGTTCTGCAATGTCATATAGCTTGCGGAACAATACCTGATCATCGACGTCGTTTTCTGCAACCCACTTCTTTAGTCCAGTGAAGTTGTTGTCCTTCATCATCTCAATCATTGCTTTGATTGAATTGTCCGAGAACGTTGATAGGATTCCGCTATCGATCTTTCCGCCAATGCTGTAAGCCTGGATTTCGTTCAGCAACCGACGAAAGTCAGGATAGTATTTGCGAATAAGTTCGACAACAACCTTCTTGTCATACTCAATCTGATGTTGATTGAGAATTTCGCAAGTACGGGTAAACATCTGCTTGGCAAGGTCAGGTGCATCCTTTCCTTTGAAGTTGAATTCGATGATTGAGAATCGTGAATGAAGAGGCTCAATCAGCTTGTTCTTGAAGTTACATGTCAGAATAAATCCACATGTCTTCGCATACTCTTCAATGAATCCACGAAGAGCAGGCTGAATGTGATGACTAAGGTAATCAGCCTCGTCAAGAATGATGTACTTTCTCTTGCCAGAGATAGACGTTGATGAAGCGTATTCACGGATGTCAGTACGCAACTTATCCATGTTCGCATCAATCTGAGCATTGAGGAATAGATATGGCAATTCTAGCTGATCGAGCATAGCACGTGCAACTGTTGTCTTGCCACATCCAGGAGCACCGGTCAATAGCAAGTTAGGTACCTTGCCGCTATCAACAATCTTACTGAATGTCTGCTTGAGGACCGTAGGAAGGATTGTTTGTTCAATTGAATGTGGGCGATGTTGTTCGACCCAAAGATATTGGTCACGGTTATCGGTCATAGTATATAATCCTATATCAGTTGAATTCAGACTTGCCGTTGTACATGATCCAATACTCAATCAGATCGCCTTTGAAGTTCGCAATCCCATCGGCAGAGATACGTACATTGTAGTCGTCGTGGATCAATTTAAGCTTTTCGACTTCAATGATGCAGTTAAACACCTTTGACGTTTCACCAAGCTCGGTTGAGTAAGATGAACTATCACTATCCTTGCTATTAATCGCGGACAGAGTCAGTCTGGTGCCGTCGCCAGAGAATGCAATCTCATTGTACTTGAGGATTGACATTGCTTTCAGCGTTGTTGACAAAACATCCCATGGCAGTCGAAACTGGCAATACTCGTTTATCGCCTTGACGTTCTTATTTGGCGGGGTCTTGATCAACTGTGGATCTGCATAAAAGTACTTTGTTGTACTGTTACCACGATCAGGGAATTTGATCAGCATGAACTTCTCTTTGAACTCGATGTCATGCTCCTTGTTAAGAGAGAGGATAGCCAAGAACTTTGAGAGGTCATAGATTGCAAGAGGTGCCGGAAATTTATCCGGCACCGTTGCTGTAGCAAATACTGATTCTGCTACCGATATTGTTCTCAATGTTGATCCAGGCTGAATAGCAACCGACGGATTGATTGTCTGAAAGTTGCTAAGAACGTCAATTGTCTTTGGATCAAGTTTCATAGTATACCTTTGCTGTGTTACAAACGATCATTATATACGATTGCAATCAATTAGTCAACATCGCATGAATCTGACCAGGGGTCTCTTTACATGCAATAATTCGGCCACTCTTCAAAACAAGCGCGGTCTGAATTGGCTTTTCATCTGGGCGAATGAGAACCGACTCCGGCCGGTTGTATCGTTCCATTACAACAATCTCTTCCGACTCAACATACAACTCATAGTTGAGTTCGGGGTGTGTCAATTTCAATAACATTGTTAACCTTTCTTCTTTCCTTTTTCACGGTGTTGTTTGAGTAGCGATGCATCGGCGGTTGCATGTAGGCCGAGCTGAGCGATATCAACAAGCGATCCTCCAAACACATAGTGACCAACGTGTTGGGTCTTCATCCATGGGCAGAACCATGTTTTCATATCAAGCTCTTGAATTTTTTGGCAGAACCAATAGTCCTCACTGAGGTACCTATTTGATTTTGGATCGATCTCTGCCTGGAAGAATTGCATAATCTGGCGGTCGCCATTGAAATGTTCTGTTCGAACATGATCTGGTTTATAAAGGTACTGAGGGAACATCTCTGCAAATTTCTGCAGTGTCTTTTTGCGGATCATCATAAATCCGGTACCTATTTCGAGTACCTCGCAAGGCTGACCGAGTGGAATCTGTCCACTGCCTTTTGGATTAAAAACATAGTCGCCAACATAACGATCAAGGACATTTGGATCATCATCAGCAACGCCCTTCTCTACTGCTTGCTTAATCTTCTCCCACGAGATACATTTCTTTGGATATGGTGCACCTATCACATCATAAGGAGATTCATCAGACTGCAGTGCTAGCATTGCAATTACATCTTGAGGATTGAATCCAATGTCGCTGTCAATAAACAGCATGTGCGTACAGTCGGATCGCATGAATTCATCACAACAATAATTCCGAGCTCGAGTAATCAATGACTCGTTAAACAGGAAGTATCGTTGCATCTGTATCTGTGTCTGCGCGCACATCGATGTTAATTCAGCAACGCTATTAGCAAACATTCCAGCACAGACACCGCCATACATTGGTGTAGCAAGAAATAGTTTTCTTTGTCTTAATTCACTCCATGGCAATTCAATTTTCATTGTTACTCCTAGATTGTTATATATTTTTGGCTATCAAGAAATGCCTGTGCACATGAGAGGTATTGCTTTGGTTGTTTAAGACCATCAGCAAATCCCAACAGCATGTTTCGAGCTGCTATTCGATAAGGAACACCTCCGGTTGCAGTCCCCATTCCCGGAAACAAAATCTTATTTGCCTTTGACAACGGAAGCATGCCACACAATCCATGTTCCGCTGCTACCAACATTGCTGCCCGTGTTGCCAAGTACACGTCTGTATAATCAGCAATTCTCTGAGGAACTCTCATCGTTGGAGCGACGATTAGTTTCGGACTATTTGATGTTGGAGATGGGCGATACATCGTATCAATAACAAACGCTTGGCCAACTAACAATTCGCCGCGGTACAAAGAACTAATTGCGCGACGGACACGGTCCTCTATCTGTACACCAAACTGGTCACGGTAGACTAGGTCGATCCCACCATTCATAAACCCAAAGCTATTTGCAGGACTAACAATAGCATCGAAATCAAACGACTCAAAAATGTCCCCGTGTTCAAGTGTTAGCTGGACAGTCTCGGGGTCTAGACCTTGAAATTGACTTGCTGCTTGTTTAAGTTCTTCAATAAAGGTAAAGTTGCGATCGCGAACAATAATATGAACAGCCATACTCAATATCCAAACTTAGCTTGTTCAGCTCTGGCCAACCCATCGGCGGTGTACCCATAGCTACCCTGATAGTTGTGAAGTGCTTCTGCCTTGAATAGCAAAAACTGTCCAATCCGCGTTCCGACCTCAATTACAAGATCACCACCATTGACATGAAGGCACCCGGCCATTGGCCCAAAATATCCGCTGTCATAAAGGCCCGATGTAATGAACACGCCGTTTCGATTAAGAGAGCTTCGGGTGATTACCCACCCCGCCTCATCGGGACCAACCCTAACGGTACCTTCCATGATAATCTCATAGACGCCCGGGTGAAGGATCCATTGGTTGTTTGTTGGCATTAATTCATAGCGCCCACGATGCTGCTTGTCAACGTTGTTAATGTAGAACGGCTGAGAAAGAATCGTGAATACCTGCTTCAATCGAAGGTCGCATGCATTAGGCTGAACGTCTTCCGTTTGAACATGGGAAAGTGATGATGAACTATTGTAACTCGCAATATGAAGCATTATGTAGATTCCTTGTTACGTGAAAAATAGATCAGCAGGACAATGTAATGAACAGCCTTGAACAGGTCCTTCTCGTTGTACCCTTCTTTCTTACCAAATCTCATAAGATACTTGAGAGCGGTTCCCAGGCATAGCTCCTTTTCCATTCCCATCGACTGCCAGACGTCAATTGTCTGCACACCATCTTTACCAACATAGTGTTGATTATATGTTGACATGATGTACGTTTCAATCTCTTTGCAGATCTTCGCTTCATCATATTTGCCAGCCCCACCTCCGGCCGGCAAATAGTCGTTTATCAGAACGTCGAGAGGTGGATCTTTCGATATCAACTGTTCTTTTATACTCTGTACAGATTGTTCAACATACTGCTGAACCGATTGCATATGCATGGGTTCATTGATCTGTAAGTTCTTGATATTCTTCAGTGTCATTAGTCCTCACGAGCACAAATTGTTAATGTAGTTGATGTTATAGCGAGCAGCAGTGATGTTGTCTTCCGAAGCATTTTTTAGGTTGAAGTCAACTTCCTTTTCGAATTTACCGTTGATCAAACCAGTCGGGCTATGATCAAAACGAATCCCATTGAGTCCAGCCCACACTGCAGCACTAGAATCCCAAGTATAGATCAGTTTCTTGTATTTGGCAACAAGTTCTATCTCATTGGGACCATCAACCATCCCAAGAAAGTGGAACTTCTTATTATTACGCGCCGCAGTGTCAAGAATCTGCATTTCATCAAGTAGCTGCATGAATCTCCAACGAGAGAGGAATCGTTGCAACTTATTGTTCGATTCGACACCAAAAGCATTTGGAATAGCTAGAATTGACACGCCGATGTAATCAACAAGATCACTCGATGCTGCGAATGCAAATGACCGTAAAAGATCTTGTAGGTTGCCAATCTCTGCCTGAGGGCAATAGAATGTACCAAATCCAGCCTTCTTGAACTTATATCCCAAGTCGAGTGCAGCATCACGAGTCTTCTCCCAAGGTTGATTTGGGTAGTCAGACATCACGATGTAATTAGCTTGTATCTCTTGACCAAGTTCAATCAGCTTCTCTGACGGGAACATTGGTTTACCCTGCTTGTACATCTCGAAAGCACTGTTATCGAGAATGAACATATCAGTCTTATGTCGGCCCTTGTACCACTGTCGATAATCAGTGTCATCTTCTACAAGATGAGCGAGCAGCAAATGAGATTGCTGCTCGCGACAAAACTTACTGAGAAATGCAGTTGGGGCAATATGACAGAA